TAATCCGGTTGATGCCGAAAAATTTGGCATTCTTGAAGCTATTTTGTTGGCTAACATTCGTTGGTGGACCGCTAAAAACGAAGCCAATGGCAAGCATTACCATGATGGTAAGTATTGGACATACAACAGCGCAAAAGCTTTTGCAAAACTCTTTCCCTACGCATCACAGCAGCAAATTCAACGAGCATTAAAAAGTCTTGAATCTGCAAAGATGATTTCTGTTGGGAACTACAACAGCAATCCTTACGACCACACCAAATGGTATGCCATTGATGATTACTGGGTAGATTACGATTCATCAAATTTGATCAATCAAGAAATCAAGGTTGATCAACCATCTAATACAGATATAAACACAGATACTATTGTTGGACAGGGTAATCCCTTATTTGATTCCTTCTGGAAAGCATATCCACGTAAAAGCAACAAGGGTTTTGCCAAGAAGGTCTTTGACAAGCTCAAGGTTGACCAAGACCTGCTCAACAAGATGCTCCAGGCTCTTGCTCTGCAAACAAGAACCGTCTGGAAAGACAAGGACCAGCAGTACATCCCACATCCATCCACTTGGCTGAACGGCGAAAGATGGGAAGACGAGATTACTGTTGACCAAGCCATGAGCGCTGCTGACAGAGAAAAGCGTAGGTTGCTGTCATGAGAGGGCATGAACCTTTGATCAAGTTGAGGATGTCTGGCAAGGCTCCTCAAGCCGTCTTCATTGATGACCACAAATCCCTGAACTGCAACGATTGGCATTTGTTCGGGGATATGCCAACGGTGTGTGTTGATGGTGACAACCTGCAAGACATCGACTTCCGTTTTGCTGTTGGCCTGATTGTCAACATCAGTAGTTTTTCTGAACAACGAGCTAAGGCACTGTTTGCTATTGCCAAACACGCAAAAGCTAGGGTTGTTACCAGTTGTGTCTTGATACCCAATGCACCACACTGGAAGCAGACAGGTTGGTCAGAAATCTATTACGGTAAATGAAATGATAATTACTCCAGACACCATCGACTTCTCTGCTTACATGAGAGAGTCAGATGCCCAAGCAAAGGTTAAAAGTGCCTTCATTTACTCAGAAGCACTGAAAGACAAGCTCAGAATCAAGAAGACAATCAACCCGATTGTTCTTCCCTGGTTGTCACACAAAGACTCTTTCGAGTTCCGCAAGGGTGAAATTACTATCTGGGCTGGGCAGAACAGTTCGGGTAAGTCACTGGTGACCTCTCAGATTGCTTTGTCACTGATGGGCCAAGGTGAGAAAGTAGCCATTGCCTCCTTTGAGATGAAGCCTGTAACCACCTTACAGCGTATGGCTCGTATGTGGATCGGCATGAACCCTATGTCTGAAGAGTTCCAAACGGAAGAAGGCTACAAGATCATTGATGACCTGTATGACCAGTTCAGTGAGTGGACAGATGACAAGCTGTGGCTGTACGACCAGATGGGTGCTGTTGACCAAGACCTGATCATTGGGATGTGCAGATACTGTGCCAAGGAGCTTGGTATCGGTCACATCTTCATTGACAACTTGGCTACCTGTGTCATGGGTGAAGACGATATGTCTGGTCAGAAGAACTTTGTCAGTGAGTTGATTACGATTGCTCGTGACTACAACATCCATGTCCACCTTGTCCACCACCTACGCAAACCAGCAAACGAGTATGCCGTACCCAACAAGTACGACACCAAAGGATCTGGAGCCATTGTTGACCTTGTGGATAACGTGTGGATGGTTTGGCGCAACAAGGAAAAAGAAGACGATGTGAAAGATCTTGGCAGAGCTTCATCCAAGTTCTCAGAGGCTGACCAACTCTTGTTATGCCGTAAGCAGCGTAACTACGAAGGCTCGTTAAACGGTGAGCCAACGATTAAGCTGTGGTTCCACTCAGATGCCCAGCAGTATCTTGAGAGACAAGGTGAAGACCCAATGGCCTTTTATGTATTCCCACACATTAAATCAGGATGAGTGAATGAATAACCAAAAGAAACAAACAGGCGACAGACAGATGATTGAGATGGGCGAAGCAAGGGTGATCTTCCGCTCTTGGGAGACAACCCAAGACTTGGAGTTCGTCAGGGGAATGCTTGAGCGGTCTGAAAAGATGTACGGCATGGGAGCCAAAGAGCGCATCAGGTCTTACATGAATCAAATGAAAGCAGGAACATTGACATGACTTTTCAAGTGACCTTCAAAGTAGAAGCTACCCCCGTAGGCAAGGGAAGACCAAAGTTCGCAAGGAGAGGCAACTTTGTCTCCACCTACACACCCACCAAGACCCGTGAGTATGAGGATCTGATACGAGATGCTGCCAAACAAGCAATGGGAAGCTCAGAGCCATTAAAAACGCCTGTAGCAGCCTATATCTACATCACAGTACCTATCCCTCAGTCGTACTCTAAAAAGCGCTCTAAGGCCTGTTTAGAAGGTTCTGAGAGGCCTTGCAAGAAGCCAGACATCGACAACATCGTCAAAGCTTACTTGGACAGCATGAATGGGATCGTCTATGACGATGACACCCAGGTTGTTTCTTTGCACAGCACCAAGGTGTACGGAACGATAGGGATGGTTGAGGTGTTAATCAAAGAAGACATAGGGTAAATCCCTATACAAATTCAAATAAATCAAGTCAACAATTGACCTGTCAACAACGAAAGGAAATGAAATGACAGAAATTGAAATCACATCTCAGACAGGTGTCAACGTCTACGTATCTGAGTGGGACGGTGGCGGTTTATGGATTCGTTTGGGCTTATCCAATGGATCAATTTACACCTCATTAAATCGTGAGCAAGCCGAGCAGATGCTTCAAACTTTGCAAGCCATCTTGGCAAAAGAGGTGGAGGCATGAGCAAAGAAGCAATGAAGCTGGCGCTGGAGGCGTTGGAGGCTATCGCAATTCATGGTGATCTGGCGTGCGTAGTTACGCCTGATGGAGTTTTTTATTTACAACCTGCCATCACCGCCCTGCGAGAAGCACTTGCAGAGCAGCCAGCACAAAAATGCAGTTACCCATACTGCGGTTGCAACAGCAAAGCATGGTGCAAAGTTGAGCGCAACGAAGCCCTCGACAAGAAGGCAGAGAACGCCAGAGAGTTGGGGCTGGACTATGAGCCAGCGCAGCAGGAGCCCGTTGCGATGCGAGAGGTTTTGGTAAGAATTGCTCACTTTTTGGGTATTGTGCGGATTTATGCGCAAGATATAAAACCCAAACATGAGCTTGAAACCGATAAACCGATGCACTGGAAAGCAAGAGAACTTCAAGGTGAAGTTATAAACCTGCTTGACACCACCCCACCAGCACAGCGCACATGGGCTGGGCTGACAACAGAAGACATGGCAACCTGCATTAACGAACCCGCATGGGACTTGGTTTTGCGTAAAGCCGAGCAAATTCTGAAGGAGAAGAACACATGATTCTCGCAAAAGAAATTGATGGCGAACTGTGGGTTAAAGCCTCAGACCACCATCGACTTATCAAAGACGCACAGCGCACATGGGTTGGGCTGACGGATGAGGAGTTGTCAGAGGTTTACAACCAAGCAGATTGGGACACGGTGAACGGCTGGGAATACGAACGAGCCATCGAAGCCAAACTGAGGAGCAAAAATGAAAACAGTAATTGAGATGGCGCGTGAGGCTCAGATTGGCGACAGCCACGGCCACATTATCAGGAACGAGCTGCCAAACCTTGAACGCTTTGCCGAACTTGTCCGTGCTGACGAGCGTGAGGCTTGTGCGAAGGTGTGCGACCGTGTTGTCGCGGGCAAAGACCCTGATGACATCCACAGCGATTCTCAGTGGGCTGCGCTTACATTGGCCGCAGAAATCCGAGCAAGAGGGAGTAACACATGAGCAACTGGCCTTGGTGGATGTACCTGATCGGCATAGCCCACACAGCGGTGTATTTGTGGGCGTTTTGGAGGAGTAAGCGATGACCGACTGCCAACACCGATGGGAACCAGTCCCAGGCCAGCCGACCTACAAGTGCGCCAGATGCAACGCCTTTATGGTGCGAATCAAATGAGGCCGGACAGTCCGTGCATAGCGGTGTGCACCACTTTGTATGACGAGAAGTGCAAAGGCTGTGGCCGCACTTACATGGAGGTGGCTGTGTGGAACTCTATGTCACCACCAGAGCAGGAAGAAATCTGGAAGCGCATTGACAAAGAGCAGACAGCCTGGCGGTACAACAGATACAAGGACAGAGTGAAGTGACAACATTGAACACAGGCCAGCACGTTATCAAGGCGCTGGAAGCCCTCAACGAGTTTGGCCGCATCAGTGCCCAAGAGTTTGCCGATTGGGCCGACATTGGCCGGTATGACGCGCATGCGGTGCTGGTGCGCATGAGCAAGCGGACCAAGGCTGGCGTCAAGCGCATCCACATTGCCGACTGGACGCATGGGCATGATGGGGCGCGGAGGTATCCGAGGCCGGTGTATGCGCTGGGCGACCAGCGCGACAAGCCCAAGCCCAAACCGGATGTGGCCGCCAACCGGCGCAGATATGAGCAGGGCAAGAACAAGATGTACAGGATGAGCAGCGTGTTCAACCTGGCGATGACCAGAGACAAGATCAGAGAGATCAGAAAGGTGATGGTATGAGCGACTTCAAAGTGCAGATGATTGAGCCGACTGTGGGCATGAAGCATGATGGTGGGAAAGTGGATTACACCTTGGTGCCATGGGATGGGCTGGAGGATGTGGTCAGGGTGCTGGAGTTTGGGGCGCAGAAGTACAGCCGCGACAACTGGCGCAAAGTGGAGGGTGCAGACACCAGGTACTTGGCCGCAGCGTTTCGGCACTTGATTGCGCACAACAGCGGCGAGGTCAATGACCCTGAGTCTGGGCTGCCGCACCTGGCGCACGCTGGGTGCTGCGTGCTGTTTCTGCTGGCAAAGGAACGTGCATAATTGCCAACTATGGCAAATGACAACGTATTCAAGCAGTGGGTGGACAGGTATCACCCCGACCCGGTGCTGTTTGTCCAGGAGGTGTTGGGGGTTGACCCTGACCCTTGGCAGATTGAGTTTCTGAGAGCCATCGCCCGAGGCGATCGCAAGATCAGCGTGCGCTCTGGCCACGGGGTGGGGAAGTCTACGGCGTCAAGCTGGGCCATGCTGTGGTACTTCATGACCCGCAGCCCGGTCAAGGTGGTGGTGACAGCGCCGACATCCAGCCAGCTTTATGACGCGATGTTTGCGGAGTTAAAGCGGTGGATCAACGCGATGCCGCTGCCGCTCCAAGGGTTGCTGACGGTCAAGCAAGAGCGCATTGAGTTCAACGCCGCACCCACTGAGATGTTCATCTCGGCGCGAACATCACGGGCCGAGCAGCCGGAAGCCTTGCAGGGTATTCACTCCGAGAATGTGATGCTGGTGGCCGACGAGGCTTCAGGCGTGCCCGAGCAGGTGTTTGAGGCGGCGGCAGGGTCCATGTCCGGCCACAACGCTGTCACGCTGCTGCTGGGCAACCCTGTGCGCTCAAGCGGCTTCTTTTACGACACGCACACGCGCTTGGCTGACGAGTGGACCACGTTTCAGGTGTCGTGCTTGGACTCGCCACGTGTCAGCGATGAGTACGTCAAAGAGATGCAGATGCGCTACGGCGAGGAGAGCAACGTCTACCGCATCCGAGTGGTGGGTGAGTTCCCCAAGGGTGATGACGACACGGTGATCGCCATGGACCTGCTGGAGCAGGCGGTGAACCGGGATGTGGCCCCCAGCCAGCACGCACCGATTGTGTGGGGGCTGGATGTGGCGCGGTTTGGAAGTGACAGGTCAGCTTTGTGTAAGCGCCAAGGCAACGCCATGACCGAGGCCATCAGGACTTGGAAGAATCTGGACCTGATGCAACTGACGGGGGCGGTGGTGGCCGAGTACAACGCGCTGCCGCCCAGCCAGCAGCCACGGGAGATCTTGGTGGACAGCATCGGCCTTGGGGCTGGGGTGGTGGACCGACTGCGTGAGTTGGGCCTGCCAGCGCGGGGCATCAACGTGGCCGAAAGCCCGGCGCTGGGCGGCACGTACAGAAACCTGAAGGCCGAGCTTTGGTATCGGGCGAGAGCCTGGCTGGAGGCGCGGGATTGCAAGATGGCGCGGGACGAGGTGCTGATTGCTGAGTTGGCCACGGTGCGCTACAGCTTCACCAGCAACGGGAAGATTCAGATTGAGGGCAAGGACGAGATCAGAAAGCGCGGCCTGCCCAGCCCTGACAAGGCAGATGCCTTTGTTTTGACCTTTGCGTCTGACGCAATTGCGGGGATGTACGGCAGCGCAGGCGGCAACAAGTGGAGCCAGCCGCTGCGCCGAAACCTGTCCAGGGTCGCATAATCTGGGGTAACCAACTGGAGGTTTTGATGCGCATGAGCAAAACCAAACAGGAGAAAAAAATCTCCAAGGTTTACAAAGAATTTCAAGCCGGAAAGCTGCACAGCGGCAAAGGCGGTCCAATTGTGAAAAACAAGGCGCAAGGTTTGGCCATTGCTTTGAGTTCTGCTGGCGTTAAGCCGAAGACGAAAAAAAGCTAAGTTCCAATTTCTGGTGTTCAGAATTTGTCATTAATTGCAAATTTTCAATTCTGTTGTCTTGTGGGTTCCCATTGATATGGTGAATGTGTTCATGTCTCTCAAGAAGTCGGCCTAAATGCTGTTGCATCACATGGCGATGTTCTCGAATGTATTTGCCATCAACTTTGATGGCCACATATTTTTTGGGGGCAGATTGTCCGGCACGCCTCATAAGAGGGCTGGCCAGTTGAGCTTTTTGGGTGTTTTCTGGATTGGCTAAAGATGTGCACTTGCGCGAACAATATTTCGCTGTTTCCAGCCTGTATGCTGGGACATAGAATGCAGTGGAGCAGACACCGCATTGCAAAGTTTTGCCGTTCTTGCGCTTTTGTGCACGCTGCATTCCAAGAAGTGCCCCAAGATGCGTAGACTGACAGGACCTGCAACAGTATTTTGTTGATTTCTTTTTTGGCAAAAAAATCTGTTCGCAAGACAAGCATTTGATTGTTTTCATAACTGCTATTGCTGTGAAGTTTGCATTGCAATAGTATACACGGAGAATTTAATGGCCACTATGCAACGCACCATGGAGCAAGCCATGGACCGGGATGACATGGAAGGCGAGGGCGAGAACTGCCCGATGCCAACCCAAGACATTACGCTCAATCTGAAGAATCGCGCCAAGGCGATCACCAGCGCGGCCTACGGTCCAGAAAACCCCAAGCTGCCCAACAGCGCGTTTTGGACCAAGAAGGCTGACCAGTGGGATGTGTCGGTTGAGGATGCCAAGCAAAGCCTGTGCGGCAATTGCGCAGCGTTTAACGTGTCGGACAGCATCAAAGAGTGCATTGCCAAGGGCATCGGCATGGATGCCGACCCATGGGGCACGATCCGCTTGGCCGATCTGGGCTATTGCGAGATTTTCGACTTCAAGTGCGCAGCCAGCCGCACCTGCGATGCGTGGGTGGTGGGTGGCCCCAACACTGGTGAGCAAGAGGGCGAGATGGAAGAAGGGGACGAGGATTGATCCCCATCTGCATCTCAACCGTGCATGGCAAGGGCTTGGCGGTGCTGCTGGAGTCCATCAAGCAGTACGCACCAGAATGCCCTGTCTACCTGCGCGGCCCTGAGTCGGTGATCGGCCACCATCAGGCTTTTCTCAAGATTTACGGCCAGCCCAGCAACTTTGGCGACGATTACAACCATGTGATCGGTGAGGCGCTTAAGGACTGGAACGACTGCATCGTGGCCAACGATGACATCGTGCTGACCCCTGACAGCGTGAAGACGTTGATGGAGGATGTGCAGATCATCAAGAGCATGCACAGCGTGCGTGCCGGGTGGATTGCATCCAGAAGCGATGCCGCGCGGCCTGGGCAGAACGTGCGCGTTACTGACCAGCCCGAGCGCCTGCACTTCTACAAGTTCCCATCCGAGGCGCACATCAAGATGGCCGAGGAGGTCAGCCCGATCTTTGCGTACATCACCAAAGAGGCATTTGGCGAGGGGTTCCCCCCACTGAATTGGTATTCAGACGATGTGCACTGCAGAGATTTGATTGAGCGTGGCTACAGCCACTTTGTCAGCGCGTCCTATGTTCACCACATTGGCAGCCACACAATTGGCTTTAATGCAAAGAAACTGCACGATGAGGCGATGCCTTGGCTGCTAGAGAACAGGCCGGAATATGCAAAAGCCTGGTTTGATACTTAATCTGGGTTCGGGGAAGGACTGGCGCGAGGATTGTCTGAATGCAGACATTCAGGCCAGCAAGAATCCAGACTGGGTGCTGGACATCACGCATGTGCCATGGGGTGAGACAATTCGCACAAGGCTTGGCGAGTTGGAAATCAAGCAAGGGATGTTTGATGTCATCTTGGCCAACGATGTGCTGGAACACATCCCCGACTTGGTGGCGGCCATGACCAACTGCAAAGACCTGCTGAGAGTCGGCGGGGAGATGCGGATTCATGTGCCCTATGACTTGAGTTTGGGCGCGTGGCAAGACCCTACCCATGTCCGCGCCTTCAACGAGAACTCTTGGCGCTATTACACCGACTGGCACTGGTATCTGAACTGGCCTGATCGGTTTGATTTAACCGTGCTGGAGATGCGTCTTTCAGCAGTCGGTCAGGCACTAAAATTGCCAGAAGCCGAAATCCTCCGCACGCCACGGGCTGTGGATTCAATGTATGTGGTTCTCACAAAGGTTGCACCATGAACGAGCAAGACATCACCAACACCATCAACACCGACATTGTGGCGGTCCAGCCCATGGATGATGCCGAGTTGCAGGCCATCATCACGCAAGACTTGGTGGATGCGGTCAGCTACATCGACAGCGACATTTCGCCCACACGGGCCAAGGGCACCGAGTATTACCGTGGCGACCTGTTTGGCAACGAGGTCGAGGGCAACAGCAAAGTGGTGGCCATGGAGGTGCGCGACACGGTGAGCGCCATGCTGCCAAGCCTGATGCGTGTTTTCTTCAGCACTGAGAATGTGGTGGAGTTTGTGCCGCGCGGACCAGAGGATGTGGCGAACGCCAAGCAGGCGACCGATTACGTCAACTACATATTCCAAAACGACAACAACGGGTTTTTGACCAGTTACGCCATCTTCAAGGATTCGCTGGTGCGCAAGTGCGGCATTGCGAAATTCTGGTGGGAGGATGACGAGAAAGTCACCATCGACGAGTACACCGGGCTGGACGAGCAGACCCTTGAGATGCTGATGCAAGAGCCGGAGGCCGAGGTCAAGATTGTGGTGTCCTACCCTGACCCCGATGTAAACGAAATGCAACTGGCCACGGTGAACCCGATGACGGGTGCACCAATGGCCATGCCTGCGCCCATGCTGCACGATGTGCAGATCAAGCGCATCACCAAGGATGGCCGCATCCGCATCATGGCCGTGCCGCCAGAGGAGTTGCTGCTGGACCGCCGCGCCCGGTCCTTTGATGACTCGACCATCATTGCCCACCGCCAGATGGCCACCGTGGCCGACCTGATTGCCATGGGGTATGACCAAGAAGAGATTGAAGAAAACATTATGTCCAATGACTTGGACAGCAATGATGAGTATCTGGCACGCCAACCGCTGTCCACGACATTCGGCACCAATGACGCAGCCAACCCGATGATGCGCCGGGTGCTGTATGTGGAGGCGTATTCGCGTGTGGACTACGACAACGATGGCATTGCCGAGTTGCGCAAGGTCTGCTGCATGGGCGGTGGCTACAAGGTGGTGCGCAACTTGCCAGCCTCTTACATCCCCTTTGCCGACTTCCCATGCGACCCCGAGCCGCACACATCGCCACTGGAGGCGATGAGCATTTTCGACATCACCCGCGACTTGCAGGAGATCAAATCCGAGATCCTGCGCAACACGCTCGACAGCTTGGCGCAGTCCATTCACCCGCGCACCGCGGTGGTGGAGGGCCAGGTCAACATCGACGATGTGCTGAACAACGAGACAGGCGCGATCATCCGGATGCGTGCGCCCGGCATGGTCCAGCCGCTGTCCACGCCTTTTGTCGGCCAGGCTGCATTCCCGATGATGGAATACATGGACCAGATCAAGGAAGACCGCACGGGCATGAGCAAGGCGGCCATGGGCCTGAATGCCGATGCCTTGCAGTCCAGCACCAAGGCGGCAGTGAACGCCACCATCAGCGCCAGTCAAGGCCGCATTGAGTTGACAGCACGCATCTTGGCCGAGGGCATGAAGAAGCTGTTTAAGGGAATTTTGTTCTTGGTTGTCACGCACCAGGACAAGGCACGCATGGTGCGGATGCGCAACGAGTGGGTGGCGATGGACCCGCGCCACTGGGAAGCCAGCATGGATGCCAGCATCAACATTGGTCTGGGCAATGGCGACATGAACGAGCGCCGCCAGGCTTTGATGATGATCTTGGCCAAGCAAGAGCAGATCTTGCAGCAGCTTGGCCCAACCAACCCGTTGGTCACGCCGCAGCAATTCAGCAACACGCTGCGCAAGATCGTGGAGTTGTCTGGGTTCAAGGATGCGTCCAGCTACTTCCAAGACATCCCTGCGGATTACCAGCCACCAGCGCCACCAGCGCCCAAGCCAACGCCAGAAGAAGTGCTGGCGCAGGTGCAGGCCGAGAGCATCAAGGCCGACATCCAGAAAAAGGCTGCCGACTTGGAACTCCAGCGCCAGCAGATGATCATGGACGATGACCTCAAACGCGACCAAATGGCCCAAGACCTGTACCTCAAGAAGTACGAAATTGAGTTAAAGTACAACTCACAGATCAGTACAGCCGAAATTGATGCGGCCCAGAATATTGATCGTGAAGCGATACGCCAGCAGGCGCTGTTGGCCCAGCAGCAAGCCGCTCAGTTTATTGAGCAGCAGCAGCCACCAGCCCCGATGGCGACACCATCAACCTTTAACGGAATGGCACAGTGACCAACGACGAACAGATTAGGAAGGGCCGCAAGGCCCAGCAGATCCTTGAGGACGAAACCCTCAACACTGCAATTGCGAAACTTGAAGGGGATCAGCTTTGGGCATTTCGATCATCGAAACCCGAAGAATCCGCGAAGCGGGAGACAGCTTGGTGCATGTTGCAGGCCATCGACGGTCTGCGGCAGGAACTGATCAAAATCATGGACAACGGCAAGATTGCCCAAAAGTCTGTGGACCGCACGCAGAAACTAATTTGAGGTAAATGATGTCAGAATCTCAAGCAATGAATGTGGCCGATGCGGCCACTGCTATCTCGGCAATGATGGCCCCCGAACAGGGACAAGCAGAAGTTGACGAGGCGCAGCCAGTCGAGGAGTCCGAAGAGGACACCGAGACAGCGGCCTCTGAGGAGGAATCCTCTGGTGTGGAAGACGCGCCAGATGAGGAAACCGCAGAGGAACAGTCCGAGGACGGCGAGGAGCAAGAGGAGCAAGACCAGGCACAGACTTTCACCGTCAAGGTCGACGGCAAGGAGGTCGCTGTGACTCTGGAGGAACTCCAGAACGGCTACTCGCGGACCCAGGACTACACCCGAAAAACGCAGCAGATTGCCGAGGTGCGAAAGCAAGTCGAGCAAGAAACGCAGGCAGTTCGGGCCGAGCGTCAACAGTACGCTCAGTTGTTGGGTGCATTGCAAGCACAACTTCAAGCAACCGAGCCGCAAGTCGATCTGGACCGTCTTTATCATGAAGACCCAATCGAGTGGGTGCGGCAAAAAGAGGTCATGCGGGAGAGACAAGAGAAAGCCATTGCGATTCAGGCCGAACAGCAGCGGCTGGCTCAACTCTCTCAGTATGAACAGCAGCGTGCCATGGAGGAGCAGCTTTCCAGCCAGAAAGATGCCCTGCTGGCGGCCTTGCCCGAGTGGCGGGATCCCAAGAAGGCGCAAGCCGAAAAGGCGCTGGTGGTTGAATCTGCGAAGGCGGCAGGTTTCTCTGAAGAAGACTTGAAGAGCGTTTATGACCACCGTCTGGTTTTGCTTTTGCGTAAAGCGGGGCTGTACGACCAGATGATGAGCAAACGCCAGGGCATAAAGCCCGTTGTGAACAATGGCCCACGACCTGCCAAGCCAGGTGCAGCAGGTCGGGTTTCGACAACAACTGAGAGTACGAGGGCAAAGCAGCGTCTTGCAAAAACTGGCCGCATCGACGATGCGGTATCTGCAATTGAACTTTTACTTAAATGAGGTAAATCATGGCTATTGTTAGCAACACCTTCTTGACCTATTCCGCCAAAGGTATTCGGGAGGATCTTTCGAACGTTATTACTAATATCTCACCGGAAGAAACGCCGTACATGAGTAATATTGGTCGCGAAAACGTTTCGAATAGTTTATTCGAGTATCAAACGGACTCGCTTGCCGCGGCAGCGGCCAACGCGCAACTTGAAGGCGATGATGTCGCATCTTTTGATGCTGTCAGCCCCACCGTGCGTTTGCAAAACTACGCACAGATCAGCCGCAAGACCATCATCTTGTCGGCCACTGAAGAAGTGGTCAACAAGGCAGGTCGCCGCAGCGAACTGGCCTACCAGATCGCAAAGCGTGGCGCTGAGATGAAGCGTGACCAGGAATTCTCCATGCTCAACGGCGCTATCGCTGTGGCTGGTGATTCCACCACTGCACGCGCCACTGCCTCGCTGGGTGCTTTTGTCAAGACCAACACCGACAAGCAGACCAACGGTGTCGATCCATCGTACACAACGCTGCCAAACAGCGCCCGTACCGATGGCAACGTGCGAACCTTCACTGAAACCATCTTGAAGAACGTCATCCAAAAGGTGTGGACCGCTGGCGGCACTCCAAAGATCCTGATGTGCGGCCCTGTGAACAAGCAGCGCGTGTCTGGTTTCTCTGGTATCGCCTCCAGCCGTTTCAACATCGACGGTGGCGCCAAGCCTGCAACACTGGTCGGCGCTGTTGACATCTACGTTTCCGATTTCGGCAACGTGCAAGTCATCGCCAACCGCTTCCAGCGTGAGCGTGACGCTTGGGTGATCGATCCTGACTACGCCAAGATGACTGTGCTGCGTCCTTACCAGCAAGTTGAACTGGCCAAGACAGGCGACGCTGAGAAGCGCATGCTGATCGTTGAATGGGGCCACAAAGTGCTGGCAGAAAATGCCCACGGCCTGGCCGCAGACTTGGTTACTTCTTAAACCAAACCGGAAGGGGCCAAGGAAACTTGGCCCCTTTTTTTTATGATTGAAAAAAAACTGTTTGATGTAAACGCCCAGCAAGGCATCACCCGCCACTGGCACTACAACACCGACACCGATGAGGTGACGATCCAGACGCAACAGGACGTTACAGATGTCATTGAGGCCAACAAAGCCATTTACAATTCAGTTGACGAGAAAGCCAATTGGACGGGTGAGTGGCACTTGGTCGCAAGCATTCCTGAAGCCTTGTATTACAAGATGAAGGCCGAGGGGAAAATTGATGATCAGGAGTACATGAAGCGCTGGTTGAACGACTCGGAAAACCAATTCTTCAGAACTCGACCAGGAAAAGTATGAATTACATCGCAGTCTGCACGCCAGCCCGTGACCAGGTACACACCAACTACACCTACTGCATGGTGAACATGGTGGCGTACCACACGCTCAACACCCAAGACGCTATCAGTCTGAAGTTGATGCAGGGCACGATCATCCAGAATCAGCGTGCGGATCTGTGCCTTGATGCCATGCGCGAGGGCTGCACGCACATCCTGTTCATTGACTCCGACATGACGTTTCCGCAGGACCTGGTGGGCAGGCTGCTGGCGCATGACAAGGAGATCGTGGCGGCCAACTGCGCACGGCGCAGAATGCCCACCGGGCCAACGGCGCAAGACTATGACGAGAATGGCAAGCGCATCCCCGTTTACACCATGCCAGAGTCCACTGGGCTGCAAGAGGTGGGAAGCATTGGGACAGGCATAATGCTGATCAAGCGTGAAGTGTTTGAGGGCATGTCAGAACCATGGTTCGACATGCCATGGCAGACCACCCGTGGGTACATGGGCGAGGATGTGTTCTTCTGCAAGAAGGCACAAGAACTCGGCTACAAGGTCTACATCGACCACGATGTGTCCAAAGAGATTGGGCACATTGGCACGTTTGAATTCCGACACGACCACACCTGGATCGTGAAGGAGGAAATGGACAAAGAGGCGAACAATGGCACTTAGCACATACGCACAGTTGCAGACATCCATCGGGGATTGGCTTAACAGGTCCGACCTGACGGCCACCATCCCCGACTTCATCTCATTGGCAGAGGCGCAGATTGAGCGCACACTGCGCACGCGCCAGATGATTGTTCGGGCCAATGCGTCTTTTGACTCCCAGTATGGCGCTGTGCCTGCTGACTTCTTGGAAACCAAGTCCTTGAAGTTGACCAGCACCAACCCGCCAACGCCCTTGTCGTTTCTGAGCATTGACGCACTGGACGAGCAGTCCACTCGCTACACCGGCAGCGGCAAGCCAAAATTCTTTGGCGTGGTTGGTGGGCAGTTCCGCATTGTTCCCATCCCTGATGCCACCTATACCGCAGAGTTGACCTACTTTGCCAAATTGACAAAGTTGTCAAACGATGTGACCAGCAATTGGCTTTTGACATCAAGTCCAGACGTTTATTTGTACGGTGCGCTCTTGCAAGCTGCGCCATACCTGCAAGACGATGCGAGAATTCAGACATGGGCCACGCTGTACGAGCGTGCGCTGAATGATCTGCGCACAGCCGATGATCGCGCTGCATCCTCTGGCGGTGCGCTGCTGACCCGAGCAAAAACTTTTGGATAAGGAATAGGCCATGTCATCTTTTACCGACCACACCGAAAGCCTGGTGCTGACCTGGCTACTGACCGATGGCACGGCCACGCGCCCGACAGCTTGGTATGTGGGCCTGTTTACGGCTGCGCCTTCTGACACTGGCGGCGGCACTGAGGTGTCGGGCAGCGGCTACGCCCGAGTCGCAACGGGCACCATGACCATCTCCGGCACATCTCCCACCACGGCCACCAACGCTGCGGCCATTGAGTTTGCTGCTGCCTCTGGTGGCAACTGGGGCGCTATTGGCTGGGCGGCCATCTTTGATGCCGAAACCAGCGGCAACATGATTGCTTGGGCTGCGCTGTCCACATCACGCACCATCAACGATGGCGATGTGCTGCGCATCCCTGCTGGCGACCTTGATGTCACATTGACATGACATGGCAGCGTATGGCATTGGCAGCTATGGAGTCGGCCAGTACTCTGACCCAAGGGTAGGGTACGGCGGCGGCTCCTACGGGGTCGGCAACTACTCCAGAGGCTCATTTGAGCCTGCTGTGGCCATCTCTGCCACCAGCGCCATGTCTGTTGGCGCGACTGTTATCTCCAACGCATCTGTTGCGGTAAATGCCACCAGCACCATGTCGGTGTCGGCCACCAGGTATGCGTTTGCTGCGATTGCAATTGAAGGCCAAAGCGCCATGTTGGTGCAAGCTACTGCGGTGCGCGACGCGGCTGCGGCCATTGCCTCCACCAGCAGCGTGTCGATTGCTGCGGTGCGTTACGCCATCGGAGCCTCAACACTTGAGGCGGCATCCAGCGCCAGCGTGAATGCTTTGCGGGTGGCCCTTGGCGCTTTTGCTGCGGTAGACGAAAGCACGATGGCGGTCAATGCGGTTAGGGTTCCGCTGATCCAAATTTTGATTGAAGACTTTGCTGACATGACAGTCAGCACCAGCGTGATCGTGAACCAGGGCGTTTTGATGCAGGCCGAATCCGGCATGGCCATCAGCGCAATCCGCAAGCGCAGCGCAGCCATTGTCTTTGCCGGTTCTTCTGGCATGACGGTGGCCGGAAATCTGAAATGGCTGCCGGAGGCCGACACTGCGGAGAGCTGGTCAGCCATTGAAGACACTGGCGAGATTTGGGCCACGGTGGGTGACACATCAGAAACATGGGCCGCAATTACAGACACAGATGAAAACTGGTCGCCAATTGCGGATAATAGTGAGACTTGGCAAATTGCCGCATGAGGTGAAAAATGGCTGATACAACCACCACGAATCTATTGCTGACCAAACCAGAGGTTGGCGCATCAAGTGACACATGGGGCACCAAGATCAACACCGACTTGGACACCATCGACGCGCTGTTCGATGCGGGTCCGGTGCTGAAGGTCAGCAAGGGCGGCACGGGTGCAGCCACATTGACGGGCATTGTGAAGGGCAACGGCACAGACGCATTCACTGCGGTGACCGCGCCATCTGGCACGATTGTCGGCACAACTGACAGCCAAACCCTCACCAACAAAACGGTCGAGGCTGGCACGTTCACCAACGGCTACACAGAAGAAACGGTAACAGCCAACACCAGCACGGCCTACACGATTGATCTTGCCAACGGCTCTGTTCAAATCCTGACACTGACAGGCAACTGCACCTTCACCTTCCCGACAGCTACTGCTGGAAGGTCATTTTTGCTAATGCTGCGACAAGATGGAACAGGCAGCAGAACAGTGACATACCCAGCGGCTGTGAAGTGGCCTGCCAGCACTGCGCCAACAATTACGACCACAGCAAGCAGACAGGACATTTTTTCTTTTGTGGCTGATGGAACTAACTGGTATGGCGCAACTGGCGGCCAAAATTACACAGTCTGAGGTAAATAATGTTTGCAGCACGAAATGCAATTTTCACGGCGATAACGAAACTCTCTCCTCCTACGGCAGTGGAGTATCTGGTCGTAGCCGGAGGCGGCGGGGGTGGTAACTGCGGTGGCGGGGGTGGTGCTGGAGGTCTGCGGACAGCAGCGGCTTTTGCTGTGACTGCTGGCTCTGCATTGACCGTAACAATTGGCGCTGGTGGTGCTGGGGGGGCAGATCAAATCACTGCTGGCGCAAATGGCAGTAATTCTGTGTTTTCATCAATTACTGCAACTGGTGGTGGTGGCGGTGGAAGTAACGGTTCTGCAAACGGCGTTGCGGGTGGCTCTGGCGGCGGGGCCGCATCCGCAGGTATAGCTGGCACTGGCGGTGCTGGCACTGCTGGTCAGGGAAACAATGGTGGTGCAAACAACATTACTGACCCTGCATACCCCGCTGGTGGGGGTGGTGGCGCAGGCTCTGTTGGCGCATCCGCAACAGCCACCACTGCTGGTAATGGGGGTTCTGGAGTAAGTTCATCGATTACAGGCTCAGCAGTCTCTTACGCTGGCGGTGGCGGTGGTGGCACTCGAGCAACTTATCTTGCTGGGACTGGAACGGCCGGGGGAGCTAACGGAACTAATACTTCAGTGACTCCATCCCCTGCAACAGCCAACACGGGTGGTGGTGGCGGCGGCAGCGGCTACTCGGGTTCATTTGTTCTCGGTAGTGCTGGCGGTTCTGGAGTGGTCGTTATTCGTTACGCCGACACTTTTGCTGCGGCTGCTTCCACCACAGGATCCCCTACTGTGACCGTTAGTGGCGGCTTTCGTATTTATCGCTGGACCGGCTCTGGCTCTATCACGTTCTGAGGCAACACATGGCTCACTTTGCCCAATTAAATACAAACAACGTGGTCACTCAGGTCATCGTTGTTCACAATAGCGATTGTCAAGTTGATGGCGTTGAGCAAGAAGCAAAAGGCGTTGCGTTCTGCAAGTCGCTGTTTGGCTCAGACACGCAATGGAAGCAAACCAGTTACAACAGCACAATCCGAAAGAACTACGCTGGCGTGGGCTTTACTTACGATAGTGCGCGGGACGCATTCATCCCTTCTAAACCATTTGCAAGCTGGGTGCTGAACGAAAGCACCTGCCGCTGGGAGGCCTCAACGCCAATGCCTGATGATGGTGGCCAATATTCTTGGAATGAATCTTCAATGAAATGGGATAAGAGGTAAAGAATGTCAATTCAGATTGTTGCAGATTGCGATGCCAAGGAAGCTGCCATTGCTGCTGCTACTGCCATTGAGGAATTGATGGCTGTGGTGGCTCCTGTGAATACTGACGCACCAGGTGTTTGAAAGGTGAGAGATGGCGGATCAGATCGACGCAACGGAGGCCAGATTGACCACGCATGAGCAAGTGTGTGCCCATCGCTATGAGGGCATCCAGAAATCGTTTGAGTCAGGCTCCAAGCGCATGGCCAAGATTGAGTATCTGCTTTATGCGGTGATCGCTGCTGTGCTGCTTGGCCCAGGCGTGGCTGCCGAGTTCGTCAAAAAAGTCTTTGGGCTTTGACCATGAGAGACTGGGCCGTCAGCTTTGTTGCGGCTGCGGTCCTGGTGGGCTTCATTGTGTATTGCGTGAAAGTTATGGTGTGGGCCTATGTTGGTTGAACTCGCGGCGGCAAACGCAGCATTTGCGGTCATCAAGGAAGCTGTCAACAATGGTGGCGACATCATGGCCGCTGGTCAGAAGTTGTTTGACTTCTTTGACAACAAGAACGCCATCCAGAAGAAGGCCAACAGCGGCTCTGACATGGAAGCCTTTGCGGCTCTTGAGCAGATTAAGAACAACGAGGCCGAACTCAAACGCATGATGGTTTATCACGGTCGCGCAGGGCTTTGGGATGACTGGCTAAAGTTCCAGAAAGAAGCCAAACAACGGCGCGAGGCTGAAGAAAAGGCTGCGTTTCGCAAAGCTGCTGCCCGTAAGGCTAAGTTCATTGCAGCGCTTATGTGGGGCTTTATCAGCATCCTGTTAAGCGCCCTCATGATTTTTGGCCTGTATGTTGTTGACTTGATTCGTAACCGTGGATGATCCATGCGCTGGTTTTGGCTGCGCTAGTAAGCACTGCTGAATACCGCTGCGTTAGGTGGGCTTGGAAAGATGAGGGCTTCACACGCACTGTGTGGTGCTTGAAGTGGGTTAAAAAAGAAAGGTAATCTATGCTGTCACTTATTTCAACACTTGGAGGCTTGCTAATTAGCGGCTTACCAAAGCTGCTGGAGTTTTTTCAGAACAAGGCTGACCAAGCCCATGAGTTGCGACTGGCGCAAGTGCAGACTGAGCGTGACCTGCAAATGGCTGCCGCTGGCTTTGCCGCGCAAGCCCGTGTCGAGGAAATCCGCACCGAGCAGGTGGCGATGCAGACCCAAGCGCAGATGGCCGAGGCCGAGGCTGAAATGGTCAAGGGTGCGCAAGACCATGACAAGACCATCATCCAGCATGGCAGCAAATGGATGGTGAACTACATCGGCACAGTCAGGCCCACGGTCACATACATCTTTGTCTTTGAGTTGGTCTGCATCAACATTTTCCTGTGCTACTACTTGTGGCAGCACCCTGGTTTGATTACCAGCATTGATGATGTGCTGAAGTATGCCGACATTGTGTTCAGCGAGGCCGAAATGGTCATGCTCTCGGGCATCGTAAGTTTCTGGTTTGGGTCCAGAAACTGGAGCAAGAAGTGAAACTGAGCAAAGCTGGCGCAGACTTGATGCACCGCTTTGAGGGGTGCAGAAACAAACCGTACCTTTGCCCAGCCCATATTTGGACCATTGGTTACGGCCATGTGCTGTACCAAGAGCAGATCAGGCTACCGATGTTGCGGGTGGAGGGCAAAGACATCCCCATGATCCGCAAGGAAATGCCACTGAAGCCGGAGGACAGCCGTGTCTGGACCAAGGACGAAATCGAAGAATTATTCGCGGCTGATGTTGCGCATTTTGAACGTGGTGTTCTACGACTTGTTCCCGGCTGTGCTGGCCGTCAAGGCGCTTTTGACGCTCTTGTCTCTATATCCTTCAATTTTGGACTAGGCAACCTCCAGCGATCCACCATCCGCATGAAGGCCAACCGAGGCGACTGGGAGGGCGCAGCCGAGGCATTCATGGCATGGACTAAGGGCGGTGGCAAGGTGCTGCCTGGGCTGGTCAAGCGCAGAGTCGCAGAGAAAGCCCTGTTCCTGAGTGATTGATGGAATAATTGCCCCATGTCCAATGTCAAGCAGCAATTAGAAGCGCCCTTTGTACCCAGTCTGGGATACCCGCCAGAGGGGTACGAGCGCCGACATTTCAGCGAGAACTATGGGGCACTCAACAATTTTTTCTTAAAAGTGGTGTTTGGCTTGGGGTCGCTGTTTGGCCCCAAGGGTGGCAAGTTTTTGAACATGCCGCATGGCGCATTCCACAGCAGCATCGACCAAGTGGCCGCCAACACCACCACGGCCTACCCGGTTTTCTTTGGCGTGACGGACATTTCCAATGGTGTCAGCGTGACCGACAATTCGCGCCTGACGGTGGCGGTGGACGGCATCTGGAACGTCCAGTTCTCTTTGCAGATCAAGAACGTCAGCAATGACGGCCAAGACTTTGACATCTGGTTTCGCAAGAACGGCACCAACATTGATGACAGCAACAGCCGATTCCATGTGCCAGCCAGAAAGTCCACGGGCGATGCCAGCCACATCATTGCATCCCTTAATTTTTTGGTCAGTCTGGTGGCTGGTGATTACGTCGAGGTTGTTGGGTGCGTGACCAGCACCGATGTGAGCCTTGAGGCATTCCCTGCTGGGACAATCCCGACACGCCCAGCGATTCCGTCGGCCATCGCCACCTTGACCTTTGTGTCAAACCTACCGAGTTAACAGCTATGTACATTCCAATCAAGCTGCCGCCTGGCGTTTACCGAAATGGCACTGAGTACCAGTCTGCTGGCCGCTGGTATGACGCAAACCTTGTTCGCTGGTACGAGAACACGCTGCGGCCAATCAACGGGTGGCGCACCCGGTCATCTGACCAAATGACAGGCTCATGCCGAGGCATCATTACTTGGCGTGCCAATGGCGGAGATCGATGGATTGCCGCTGGCACAAACTCCAATCTGTATGTGATGAACGAGTTGGGCGTACTAAAAGACATCACGCCAACTGGCTTTGCTACGGGATACGCCAGCTCCACCACGTTGACAGGCTACGGCACAAACGTCTATGGTGCATTTGCTTATGGCGTGGCCAGGCCAGATACCGGCACGCCGGTGGCAGCCACCACATGGTCAATGGACACATGGGGCGAGTACTTGGTGGCCTGCTCTGACTTTGATGGCAAGTTGTATGAGTGGCAGCTTGGCTTTGCCACGCCGACGCTGGCAGCGCCAATTGCCAACGCGCCAACAGGCAACAAGGCTTTGCTGGTCACGCAAGAGCGCATTATTTTTGCACTGGGCGCTGGTGGCAACCCGCGCAAGGTGCAGTGGTGCGACCAAGAAGACAACACGGCTTGGACCCCTGCCACCGACAACTTGGCAGGCGACTATGACCTGGCCACACCCGGCTCCCTGATCGCTGGCAAGCGTGTCAAGGGTGTCAACCTGCTGTTTACTGATGTGGATGTCCACACGGCCCAGTACGTTGGCGCACCATTTGTTTACGGCTTTGAAAAGGCTGGCTCTGGCTGCGGCTTGATCTCGGCCCAGGCTGTGGCGGCCATTGATACGGCGGCCATCTGGATGAGCAAGGCAGGCTTTTGGATTTATGACGGCTACGTCAAGCCGCTGCCCAGCGATGTGTCGGACTATGTGTATGACAACATCAACTTGGCCCAAGCCTCCAAGATTTATGCGGTGCATAACAGCAAGTTTGGCGAGATCTGGTGGATTTACCCCAGCAGCGCCAGCAACGAAAACGACAGCTACGTCACCTACAACTACCGTGAAAACCACTGGAACATCGGCACGCTGGCACGCACGGCTGGCGTGGATGCGGGTGTGTATACCTACCCATTGATGGTGTCCAGTGACGGGTACATCTACGAGCACGAGGTGGGCTTTGCCTATGACGGCGCGTCAATCTTTGCAGAGTCTGGGCCCGTGCAGATCGGCAATGGCGACAACATCATGAGCGTGCTTGGGGTCATCCCTGACGAGCAGACCTTGGGCGAGGCTGTGGTGTCGTTTACGGCACGCATGTACCCCACGGGGGCTGAATACTCATACGGCCCGTATTCTGCGGCGAATCCGACAAGCGTGCGCTTTTCTGGCCGCCAGATCAACATGAAGGTGACGGGCAACACTTTGGCCGACTGGCGCGTGGGTGTCATGCGTCTGGATGCGGTGGCCTCTGGCAAGCGATGAGTGACCGGGAGCATCTGGAGAGGCTGCGCCACCATGTGGAGGCTGCCTTAGAATACTCTGGCGGCACACACCATTTTGAGGATGTCCTTCAGATGGTCGAAAAGAACCAGTTGCAGGTATGGCCTGCAACGCAGTCGATTGTGCTGACAGAGATCATTGTCTATCCAAGGCTCAAGAATTTGCATTACTTCTTGGCTGGTGGCGACCTCGATGAACTCTCAAGGATGCGACCGATGATCGAATCCTGGGGCAAGTCGATTGGTTGCACCAGGGTGTCATTGGCAGGCCGAAGAGGCTGGGCCAAGACATTTTTGAAAGATGAAGGATACAGCCCACAGTGGACTGTCCTAGCAAAGACACTTTAGGAGCAGATGATGGCGTACACACAAAACGAAGTTAATCAATTGGTCAAAGAGGCTGCCCAACAAGCTGGCGGCACTTTGTCCTATGCCGACGCTGTGCGTGCCGCTGCCAACTTGGGCATCCCTGCATCGCAAATCAGCGCGGCTGCATCGACTGGATTGCTCACTGGAGCGCCAGCGGCAGCAGCAGCAGAGGTGGTGATGCCAACCACCTACGACCAAGCCTACGTCAACCAACTGGTGCAAGAGGCGGCCACACAAGCTGGTGGCACCTTGTCCTATGCAGACACTGTGAACGCTGCGCAGAACTTGGGCATTCCTTTGTCCATGATCAATGCAGCCCTGTCTGGCGGCGCGATCACTGGTGGCCCTGCCACGACCACGACCACCAAGGTGGACACTACCAAAACCAACACGGGCACAGTCACTGGCCTGCCCACAGGCTATGACCAAGCGTATATCAACCGCTTGATCGGCGAGGCTGCCCAGCAAGCTGGTGGCACTTTGTCCTATGCAGACGCTGCCAATGCGCTGCGTAATCTGGGTGTGCCATTGAACATGCTCAACTCCGCCATGAGCAGCGGCTACATCACCGAAGGTGTCAATCCTTTTGCCAATGCCACGCAAGGGATGCAAGGCAACACTCGCGGCAATTACACATCCATCCCAATTGGTGTGCAAAGTTTTGACCAGAATTTCCAGAACTACATGAGCACACCATTGGGTGCGCAGTACAACCCCGGCGTGACTGGTGGCGTGTCGCCTTATGGTGCGGTCATGAACCAGATGCAAGACTTTCAAAACCCGTATGCGGGGGTCACAGCCAACCAACCCATGGGTGGTTACAACCCCAACATTTACGATGCTGGCCTGTACGACCGTGTGGTGCAAGAGCGTGCCAACAAGGCCGCAGATGCAGCGGAGGTGGCCGAGACTGTGGACCCAAATCTTTATGCCGCATACGACGGTGGCCTTATCACAAAAGTCATGGGTCCAAAGCCTGACACACCAGACGATGGCACGATGTTTGTGCAAAAAGGTGAGTACATCATCAAAAAAGATGCGGTGAACAAATACGGCAAGGGTTTGCTGGATATGGTCAACGAAGGCAAGATTCCAGCCAAGAAAATTAAATCACTTTTGGATTGAGAGGCAGATATGTCAAAAGGCGGCGCACCAGATGTGACAACCAACGCGGTTGATCCAGACATCAAAGAGGCATTCTTGGCCAACTTCCAGAACGCGCAGAGCGTGGCTGGTGCGCTGCCCACGCAGCAGTTTGCCGGGTTTAACCCACTGTACCAAGCAGGCGAAGAAGCACTGGTCAACACTGGTTTGGCTGGCCCAGGCATCAGCGGCACGGACTTGGCAGCGCAGATGGCTGCATATGGCGGCATCTACCAGCCAGCCATGCAGACTGCTGGCCAAGCCAACCTCGGCATGACTGGCCCCGGCAACATTGCCAGCTACATGAACCCCTACACATCTCAGGTGCGTGCCAACGCCCTGGGTGACTTGGAGTCTGCACGGCGTGCTGCTGTCCAGCAAACGGGTGAGCGTGCCATGCAAGCGCGTGCATTCGGTGGATCGCGCCAAGGTGTGGCCGAAGCACTGACCAACACGGGCTTTGCCAAGCAGGCGGCAACACTTGGCACGCAACTCAACGAAAACGCCTTCAACCAGGCTGTGCAGTTGCAGGCTGCTGACTTGGCACGCCAGCAGGCAGCGCAAGCGGCCAACCAGCAAGCTGGCCTTGCTGGCGCTCAGTTGCGCTTGGTCGGTGCACAGCAGCTTGGCAGTTTGGCGCAGCAGCAGCAGGCTTTGCGCCTTGGTGGCGCACAGGCTGTCATGTCCGCAGGTGGTGCGCGTCAAGCAGCCGACCAGCAGCAGATGGATGCCATCCGAAACATCGGTTTGCAGCGCCTTGGTGTGGTGCAGTCATCACTTGGCGCTACCCCTGCCAACTTAGGTGGCACGGTGTCCACGCCAATGTATAGCAACCCGGCTGCTGGTGCATTGGGTGGTGCTTTGGCTGGCGCTCAATTGGGCAGCGCCATCCCTGGTATCGGCACAGCCGTTGGCGCAGGTGTAGGTGGTTTGCTTGGCCTGTTGCGTTAAGGAGTAAGACATGGCATTAGATATTTTTGGCAACCTGTTTGGTGGCGATACCACCACGGGCATCAATGCCCTGTTATCGGCTGACCAGCGCAGGCTGATGAATCAGCAAGGCAACCTGTCAGCCGCTGCTGCCCTGCTGGCTGCCAGTGGCCCAAGCCGCCAGCGTGTTGGCCTTGGCCAAGCCCTTGGCTCTGCTTTGCAGGCTGGCCAGCAAGGCTACCAGCAAGCCCGTGCCGGATCGCTGCAAGACCTGCTGCTGGGTGAGAAGTTGAAGGAAGCGCAGGCTGCACGGGATGTGCAAACACAAGTCGCTGGCGCCTTGAAATCCACGCCATCAGTGCTGACTCCAGCGCAACAGGCATTGGCCGCGCCTGGTGGACAAGTTGGTCCAACATTGCAGCGTGCCGAGATGGCCGCAGCCATTCCAGAGACTACGCCAAACCAAATCAAGGCGCAGCAGTACCAAAGTGCTGCCGACATCTTGGCCGCTGCTGGCCGTGTCGGTGATGCTGAAAAGTATCAGGCCATGGCCGAAAAGTTAAATCCACGCGCCGAGGTCGTTGGCCAACCGTTTGAGGTTACTGACGCCACAGGCAAGCCGATTCTGGTGCAGCAGTTTAAAGATGGCAAGCTGCAAACGATGGCAGGCTTTGGCCCCAAGCGTGAAGTTGTGCTGCAAAACCTTGGCGGCCAGACAGTTGCGGTCAACAAGTCGGCGCTGCGCGGTGGCGAGACATTCCAGCAGACCATGACGCCAGGTGAGACTGCGGCTAACCGAGTGGCTTTAGGCAACTTGGCTGTGGCTCAAGGTGGTCTTGCATTGCGTGGCCGTGAATTCGACCGTGGCGGCTACCAAATCAAGGAAACCGAAGGCGGCGGTATGGCTTACGTGCCAACAGCACCAGGTGGTTTGGCAATTCCAGTAATGGGCCAAGGCGGCCAACTCAAAGGCGCTGGCGGCGCTCCAACCGAAGGCCAAGCCAACGCTGCTGGCTATGCCCAGCGCATGGAACTGGCTCAAAGCATCATCGGCGGGTTGCCTGCTGGATCTCAGCCCGGCGCTGGCACACGCATTGCCGAGGCCGTGCCATTTGTTGGTGGGGCATTGGCTCGAAGCGGTCAAAGCACAGAAACACAGCAATACACACAAGCGGCCAAAGATTGGATTCGTGCCAAGCTGCGCAAAGAATCTGGTGCTGTCATTGGCGCTCAAGAAGAGCGTGACGAATATGAGACATATTTCCCGGTGGTAGGGGACACACCTGAGCGTATTACACAGAAAGCCGAGGCACGGCGTGTGGCAACATTGGGCATGCAGAAATCTGCTGGCAAGGCATACCAGCCATATGTTCCACCAGAGGCTCCACCAGCCCCTGCTGCGACCACCACCAAGAAAATGGTTTGGGACGGTACAAAATTTGTTTTCCAGTGAGGCAGTATGAAAAAAATCAGCATTGAGGGGGTTGGGGAACTGAGCTTCCCACCCACTGCCACCGACGAGCAGATCGCTGCATTCGTCAACAGCGCGTCACTGGCGCAGCTTCAGCAGATCGCGGCCACTCAATCCCCTGCGCCTGCCCCTACTCTTGGTCGAGAGGCTGGCTTGTCGATTCGCCCAATGGCCCAAGCGGCCATGACGGCTGGCGGCATGCTGCCGATAGTGGTGGACCCTTTGGTGAACCTGTTTAACTTGGCTGCTGGCACGAAAGTGCCGACCATGACCCAAGCCACCCAGACCAACCTGAACCGCATGGGTTTCCCAGCGCCGCAGACTGGCCAAGAACGTGTGGTGCAAGACGTTGCAAGCGCAGGCTACAGTGTCGGCGGCTTGGCCAACCTGGCCGCGCGGGCATTGCCAAATGTGACATCAACGGCTGGTCGGGGATTAGCAGAAATGCTGGCCACCAACCCCCGTGCGCAGTCCTCTGCTGCATTGGCATCCACAGCCGCTGGTGGTGCTTTGCGCGAAGGTGAGTTTTCACCCGGCGTGCAGTTGGCTGGTGCATTGGGCGCAGGCATGATGGCCCCAGGTGGCCCAACCCTGTCCACCACGCAGCGTGCGCTGGCAGCGCCATCGGCTTTGGTCCAGCCTCTGAGCGCAGAGGGTCGGCAAGTCATTGCTGGCAATGTGCTGCGCTCAGTGTCCACCAACCCAGAGCGTGCCATTGCCAACTTGCAGCAGGCTCAGTCCACTGTGCCAGGTGTGCGTGTCACAACGGCAGCGGCAGCGCGTGACCCAGGCCTTGCTGGTGCTGAAACCACGCTGCGGTCTGCATTGTTCGACCCAACCAACCAGTTTGGTGCGACCTTGTCGGCAAACCAGCAAGCCCTGCTTGATTCATTCCGCAGGCTGTCGGGACGCCCTGGCTCTGTGGAGCGTGCAGAGGCAAAACGCACCAGCGTCACGGCGCCATTGCGTGAGTCGGCATTCGCCAATGCGCAGCCAGTGTCTGTTGAGCCAATCGCTGCGGCCATCCAAGGCATCACCAGCAACCCTGCAACGCAGCGCCAAACAGTGGACCAGGCCATGGGCTATGTCTCCAGCCTGTTGGCCAAGCGTGTCGATCCAGAGACTGGCACGATTAACCCGATGGCGCTTTACAGCGTGCGCAAAGACATCACCGACGCCATGGCTGGCAAGCTGTCGGGCGACTTGGCCAACCTGCGCTTGGCGCGTGGCCAGTTGGCCGACCTGCTGCCAGTGATCGATGCCACCATCGAGTCTGGTGCGCCCGGCTTCAACAAGTACATGCAGCAATTTGCCAAGTCATCAAGCGCCATCGACCAGATGCGTCTACTGCAAGGCATTGAGTCAAAAGTCATCAGTGGCCAGCCCAACCTGATGACGGATGAGCCTGTGCTGGCTGCATCAGCTTTGCGCCGACAAGTTGCTGCCAAGTCTGAGGAACTTGGGACAAAGTTGTCACCCGCAGCGCAGCGCCGATTGGACAACATCATCAACGAGATCAACCGCGGCCAGGCTGCGACAGCGCCGGGTGTTCGCGCCCCAGGCTCCAACACGTTCCAGAACTTGACCATGGGCAACCTGATCGGTCGCGTGTTTAGCGAGTCATTGGCCGACAACACCACACTGCGTACCATGACGCGCCCATTGGATTTTCTCTACAAACTGCCAAACCAGCAGATTCAGCAATTGCTGGTGGAAGCCATGTTGGACCCACAACTGGCGGCGCAGATGATGAGCAAGGCCAGTATCATGAAGGTCGAGCCTCTTGCAAAATCCTTGCGCCGCAAGGCCGAGGAATTGGGCTACGGCGCTGTCATTGGCGCATCACAGGAGTAAGACATGGCTGGATTGTTGGGTGAGATTTTTGGCACTGCCGATGTCGCCAAGCGCAAACTCAAGGATGTGATGGCTAACCCGCTGCTGAGTGCGCAGCAGTTCATGGGCAACGTCAACGACAGAGCGCGAAACCTCAACGAGATGACCGCAGCCGCAGCCCGTGAGGGTGTGGACTACGGCCCAGCATCGCAGCGCCTTGGTGGCCTGCTGGCTGATGCGTATAACCCTGTAGGCATGTTCATTGGCCCCACATCGCCAATGTTCAACAAGCAAATGGCCTTTGAGGCCACAAAACTGTCGAAGAAGGGCAAAACTCCACAGGAAATTTGGCAGCAGACTGGCACAGTCAAGGGACCAGATGGCCAGTGGAGGCAAGAGATCAGTGATCAACCTGCCAAATTCAATCTGGCAAAAGACATTGAAGCCAAAGGCAAAAAAGTTGCTGAATCAATTGCTACCAACAAGCAGGCTTTGACGGAAACGCAGCAACGATCCAAGCAGGGCAAAGACTTATTTCCCAAAGAATTGACGCAAGCCAAAAAGGACTTGAAGGCTCAAACTGAAGACATGGAGTTTTCACTCAAACGAGCGTATGGATATTCTAATGACCCACGTTCTGGCAACTTGGCCAGCATTGCCATTGACCATCCAGAATTGTTCAAAGCCTATCCTGATCTGGCCAACATCATTGTGAAACAAGGCCAAATGTCCGGGGCGGATGGAACGCTTGGTTCTTTGTACGGCAATTTGTTGGATGTCAGCAGCAAGGGTTTGACCAAAAATCCAAGGTCTACGGCATTACATGAAATTCAGCATGCTATTCAAGATCGCGAAGGTTTTGCTGTCGGTGGCAACACACGAGACTTTGCCAAAATGAAATATGAGGCCGAGCAAAAAATTGGCTCACTCAATGATCAGATGCGTGCCTTAGTGCGGCAAATGGATGCCCCAGGCTTGGCGAAAAAAGATAAAGACGCATTGAGCAGCCAATACGAAGACCTGATCAATCAGCGCATGGGTTTGGTAAAGCAGGCGCAGATTGATCCTATGCAGGCATACGGCAACCTGATGGGCGAGGCAGAAGCCAGATTGACCCAGCGGCGCATGGACCTGAACCCACAGCAGCGCCGACAAAACTTTCCATTTGAGTACACAGGCGACACGGGATATGGCTTGGATGTTCCGCTGGAAGGTTTGATCCACATGGACCAATCGGGAAGCATTTTGAATCGCGGCCTGCTAGGACTCTGACCCAAAAAACGCAGCCACTAAAGGATCGCGTTTGACTACGCGCCTTTTCTGTCTGCGCCGTGCGTCCAAAAAATCCTTGTCATCCGCAGTCATCTTGGCGCGGTAATCTTGCACCCGCTGCGTGCTGGTGCGGCCAGTTGGCGGTGGGCATGGCACATCATCCCCATCGCCCAACTGGTACTTAGGTCGCCAGCGGTAACTGGCTCCAGCCTTGGCCCAGCCAGCGATGTGCACCAAGCGCAGTTCATGCATCTTCTCCAACTCGCGCTGCACAGCCCGTCTGTTGCAAAAGATGATGTCCACCAGTTCCCGGTCACACCTCGCACGGCCATCGGCCATGATCAGTTCCAGCTTGGGGCGGATGCGTGGCTTCAGTCCAGCTTGCATAACTCGGCCAGGTCTTTGCGGTACACAGGCCCAAAGTGCATCAGGCTTGGCAGCTTGTACGCATCCATGGCGCCGGGCCTGCCGGTGTATGGCAGCAACTCACGGCCATCGTATGTGCCCTTCATCTTGTCGATCATGGTGGGCGGGGTCTTAATAGATGGGCTTGTCATTCTTGAGGCATCCAATGATGTATTGAAGATTCTTAACCATGCGCCACGCCATGTCAGACGATTGAAGGTCGCTCGGGCAATTGCGCACAGCATGGGCTGGCAGGGCCGCACCCTTGGCACGGTCAAGTGCGTGCTGCAGTTGGACCTCCAACTCGGGCAGGTCATCCATGGTGAGGTCTTTAACTTTCATGCCGACAACCCGTAGAACAAGCAGGCGGCCAAGCCCACGCCGATGACCAATGCGGTGATCAGGTCCAGCGCAGCCTCTGCGCGTGCGTGCAACTTGGCTGCCTTGACTTGGTAGTGCTGGTGATATTTGTGGTGTTTCATCGTTTTTCTTTCTGTAGAAAGGGGCCGAAGCCCCGTGGGTTAGTTGCTTAATTGATTGGCTGCTGCATCAATGCTTGCAGCGTAAAAACCAATAATTCCAGGCTTGGCCATCGAGCGTCCAGCATTCAAGCTAACCCAATAAGCACGCTCACCTTGTTGGCCTGTGGGTGTTGCAGTCCACTTAGCGCCTGTTTGTTCTGTGATCATCATGTCGTTTACTCCGTTTTCATCGTTACCCAGAACAAAGATTTGTGCTGGTGAAACGTATTATGGACTAAATTAAAAGACAATGCAACACCCCTACAAAACAGTCAACTATTAACAACAATGCCAAGTAAAATGCCGCCATGAACTCCATCCACGACATCCGAGACATGGCCCGTCTGCACAAGATTCAGATGAAGCAGGTCTGCACGCTGGCCCAAATACAACAGCCCCAGGTCAGCAGATGGCTGAGTGGGGCTGTTGATCCTCTGTGGTGCTCAGTTAATCAGATGGAGGCTGCGCTGCTTGAACTGATAGAACGACAGGGGAAGCAAGGCCAGTGCGCAGCAGATACCGCACCAGCGCAGCCTTAGACATCCCTAAGGCCTGCGCGGTGGCCTCCAGCTTGTCGAACAACTCCTGTTCAACGTGAGCAGCAATAAAGACCTTACCAGTCATCGCCACCAGCCTCAACAGCCGCCACAGGTGCAGCGCGGCCAATGCCAAAGTCATCAGCAGCCGATGGCTTTGCACCACCCAGCGGCTGGCCCTTCTTGACCAACAAGATGTTGTTCAAGCCGAACGACACGCCATTGTTGCCAGCTTGGCTATACGCATAGGCATTCAAAGACACCCGCACATAGTCACCAGACACGATGTCGTCAGACCCGATCAGGTCATTGCCATGCGTGTCAATCGCGCCAGGCTTGCTGGTGGACTTCACATTGCAGAAGAAATGGCCCTTGTATTCAGCGCCCAAGGGGCTGCCATCGTTTTTGGTTTCGGTGTCGCCATCACGCAAAGGATTGCGGACATTCTTTGGCACTTTGTCGCCAAACTTGGCAGCCAATGCCTCTTTAGCCGCAGCCTTCATGGCGCTCAAGGTGGCCGTGTCGGTCTTGGGAATCAGAATCTGGGTGCTGAATTCGTCCTTGCCGGACAGTTCGTTTTTGCGTGCTTGCAGAGCCGAGAAGTAAGAGGTGCGGACCTCGCCAGTTGTTACGCGTGTAGTCATGATCGTTTCTTTCAGTTGATCGTTTAAAGGTTTTCAGCCCCATCAAGGTGACAAGGCGATTGCACTTTAGCATAAATAAAGTGCTTGTGTAAAAGATTTTTACAGCGCACAATCGGGACTCTTTCAACCGCTAAACCGAGGAAACCGATGAAAGTTTTAATCGCCTGCGAATACAGTGGCCGAGTGCGTGACGCATTTTTGGCTGCTGGCCATGACGCCATGTCATGTGATCTATTGCCCACCGATTCACCCGGCCCACACTATCAAGGCGATGTGTTCGACATCATCCATGATGGCTGGGACTTGATGGTGGCCCACCCTCCATGCACCTATCTGTCTGTCAGTGGAATGCACTGGACCACCAGAGGGCTGCGTGATCCGAAGCTGACAGAGGACGCGCTGGCATTTGTGCAGCGCCTGATGGATGCACCCATCGAACGCATCGCCATCGAAAACCCGATTAGCGTCATCAGCAGCCGCATTCGCAAGCCTGATCAGATCATCCAGCCATGGTGGTTTGGCCATGACGCCAGCAAAAAGACTTGCCTTTGGCTGAAGAATCTGCCTCTGTTGCAGCCAACAGATATGCTGCCCGGTGATGCCAAGACGCGCCGAGCCAACCAGACTGCCAGCGGCCAGAACAAACTGCCGCCATCCAAAGACCGCTGGAAGATTCGCAGCGAAACCTATGCAGGCATTGCAAACGCCATGGCTGCGCAGTGGGGTGCAGTATGAAGCTATACCCGCACCAAGAGCAGTCCAAGCAATTCTTGCTGGACACCAAGAGGGCCATCTTGGCCGACCAGCCGCGAGTCGGCAAGACGCTGCCCACAGCAGCCGCAGCCCTTGAACACCTCCCTGCCCTGATCGTCTGTCCGGCCATCGCCAAGACCGTGTGGGAGGCTGCATTTAACAAGCTGTCGGACGCCACTGTGCGTGTGGTCAATGGCAAGAATGACGCCATGAAGACTACACAGCACCAGGTGGTCATCATCAATTACGACCTGCTGCAATACTTCAACAACGCTGGCTACCAGACGCTGGTGCTGGACGAGTGCCATCGCATCAAAAACCCTACGGCCAAGCGCACCACATCCGCATCTCTGCTGATGAAGCAGATTGGCCGTGTGTATGCCTTATCCGGCACGCCCATCCCCAACAGGCCGATTGAACTGTGGCCCATCTTGCATGGCCTGGGCATTTATCGTGGCGGCTGGTACGACTTTGCAGCCCGGTACGCCAAGATGTGGAAAGCGCCATGGGGCTTGGATGTCTCAGGCTCCAGCAACATCTCCGAACTCAAGGCGCTCATGAAGCCCCATGTCATGCGGCGCAAAAAAGAAGATGTCTTCAAAGACTACCAAGACCCACAGGTGTCTCTGATCACCTTTGACCTGCCCAATGACAAGCGTGAGCAAGAGTTTGATGCCGATGCCTTGGTCGCCAACCCCAACGCCTTGCTGGCCTTTGAGGGCTTGGCCGAGATCATGAAAGAAGCAGGGATGCGCAAGGTGTCACTGGCTGCTGAATTCATTGATGACCTGTTAAACGCTGGCGAGCCTGTCGTGGTCTTTGCGCACCACAAGGATGTGGTCGCTGCCCTTTGCACAGACCTCAAGGCCCACAAGCCCGTGACAGTGGTTGGCGACACACCACGCGCACAGCGTGACAAGGCCATCTCTGATTTCCAATCAGGCAAGGCCAAGTGCATCGTGGGCAACATTGCGGCCATGTCCGAAGGCGTGGACCTGAGTGCTGCTGACACCATCGTCTTTGTCGAATGCACATGGTCTACCAGTGCGCTGGAGCAGGCATCTAGCCGGGTCGAGAACATCGCCAAGCACGGCGTGAAGCCGATCATCTACATCCTGACGATCAGGGCATCGCTGGATCACACGGTGCTGGGCAAAATCTTGGCCAAGCAAAACATCATCAATCAGATTATTTAATCCTGTATTACAATGCTGACGTACAGGAGGACAATTATGGAAATCTGGAAACCCATTGAAGATGCGCCAGGCTACGAGGTTAGCAGTCTTGGCAATGTTCGCAGTGTTGACCGAGTCAAGCTACTGCGCAACAGATACGGTGGCTATAACGAAAGGCGCTTTAAGGGTAGGCAAATGCGTCTTCAGAATTTTGGCAATGGATACAAATTCGTTGCCCTAGGCCATGGCGGTGCTGCAAGGCTAGTTCACCGACTTGTCGCTGCTGCTTTTGTTGATGGTGATTGCAGCTTGCAAGTCAACCATAAGAATGGATTAAAGGCTGACAACAGAGCAGAAAACCTTGAATGGATTTCTTGCTCTGACAACATCCGGCACAGTTACGCATCGTTAAAGCGCAAAAAGCACGTGTGGAGCAATCCAGTCGAGGTGGATGGGCAAGTCTTTGCCAGTCAAAACGCGGCTGCTAAGCATTTAGGCGTGCATGGCGCATCCATTGCCTCTGCCATCACTAGAAACCACAAAGTGCGTGGCCACACAGTCAAGTTAATTAAAGGAGAAAGCAACTATGCAGCACGTAGAACGTAAACACGCCCGTTTGTCGGCCTCGCGCACAGAACGATTCATGGCCTGTCCTGGGTCTGTCAGGCTAGAGAATCAAATGCCGTATGACCCGCTTGGCGAAGCTGCAGCCATTGGTACGGCCATCCATGAGTTGTCTGAGCGAATTCTGAACGGCCATGAGATTGATGACCCAGATGTCAACCCAGAACACTTGGCTATGGCCCAAGAATATGCAGACTTCATCAACAACTTGGTGGAAAAGCCGCGCAAGAAATTGATCGAGGTCAATGTCGATGCAGGCTTGAAGTCACTGCATCCATCTTTGGGTGGAACTGCTGATGCCGTGCTGGTCGATGGCGATCATTTAATTATTTGTGATTTAAAGACCGGCAGAGTGCCAGTCGAAGCCAAGGACAACAAGCAACTGCTGACCTATGCCCTGGGCGTGATGCGGCAGTTCAACGCGCCAGCCACTATCCAATGCACCATGCACATATTCCAACCCCGTGCAGGCCACTCCAAGTGGACAGTCAGTGGGGTGGACCTGATCACCCATGGCCATGAACTAAAAAAAGCCGCAGAACTGGCTCTGTCCCCAGACGCGCCAGTGATCCCCAGCCCTGATGCCTGCAAGTACTGCAAGGCCAAGACCATCTGCCCAGCCATGCGCCAGAAGGTCCAAGACAACGCACGCAAGGAATTCGCACCCGACACCGCCATCAGCCCCGAGATGCTGGAACTCGCCCACCTTGCGGCTGACTGGTCCGATGCAGTCATCACGGCTGCAAAGAAGCAGTTGACTGATGGTGAAACGATCAGTGGATGGAATCTCAAGCCTGGCCGCAAGACGCGCTTTTGGAAGTCTGAAGCCTTGGCTGCGGCTGCACTAAAAGACCATCCAGAAGCCTTCAGCTTGAAATCCCCGTCAGCCATTGCCGACCTGAAGATTGAGGTGTCCGATGACCTGATTGGCGTGAAGCAGGCTGCGGCATCACTGGCGAAAGACAAGGCCCAAAAGCCCCAAGACTAGAATCCACATTCCCCAAAAGAAAACCCCTGAACGGCGCGAACCATTCAGGGGGAATTTGCAAAGAAATCAAGGAGAAGTTTGCGATGAGTATTTTACCGGATCAACACGCATCCACGTTTGAGCAGTCCCAGGCCATTGCCCTAAAGCTGGGCAACGCCTACCAAGCCGCCAGCTTCTGCACCTTCAGCTTAGACGGCAGCAAGAAGATCCCCCACAAGCGTGACGGCTCCATGGGTGTGGCCCGTGACACCCCAGCAGATAACCTGTTCACCACGGATGACGTTTGGGCCATGGAGGAGATGCCCCACGGCCAGTATTTCGGCCTGGTGCTACAAAAGGCCGCAGTCATTCCAGACCGTGGCCATCTGGTGGTCTTGGACGTTGACCTGAAGCACAGTCAGACCACCACCAACATGGCCATCACCAAGATGGCCCGGTGGGTCAAGGCCAACAAAGCCCTGACAGAAATCTCAGTCTCAGGCAAAGGCCGCCACATATTCCTGATCGCTAAAACGGCTGAGAACATCCTGCCCAAGTACAAGCTGTCCGCAGGCCAAGAGGTCGAGGTCTTTGGCCTCGAAAACAGCGCAGGCAAGTCAGTGCTGCTGTCCGGCAGCCAACTGACAGGCGAACTGATCGAGGTGGATGACCTGCACGCGCTGCTGTCCGATTGGGGAATCATTGAACAACACCAACTGAACCAGCCTAAGCCTGCGCCAGCCACTGCCCCCATCGACTTCAGCCCCATCATCAAGCCCCAAGACGATTACGCCCGTGCGGCCAATGCGCTCCAGTTCATCAGCCCTGACATTGAATATGACCAATGGATTGAACTTGGCCAAGCCCTCCACACGGCCTTTGGCGGCCAAGGCTATGTGATGTGGCATGAGTGGTCACGCACAGGAACAAAATTCAAAAGCACGGCTGACATCGACACCCACTGGAAGTCATTCCACCAAGGCAAAGGCGTGACCCTTGGCACGCTGTTCCATACGGCCAAGCAAAACGGCTGGGAGTCACCCACCAAAGCCACTGAGCGCAAATCTGCGGTGGAAGACTTCCAAAATCTATTAAATCCAGTACCTGTTGCGACAGGCTCGCCGGATGAGCCTGTCACTGATACAGCCCCACAAGGCTGGCCGGAACTCACGCTCGACATCTCCAGCCTTAAGCCCATCGACTACCTGATCCAAGGCTTTTGGGCGCATTCATTTTTTGTATTGGCGGGTCAGCCTGGTGTCGGCAAGACCACGGCTGTCATCTCGACCTGCATGGTCATGGCCGGATTCCAGATTGGTGACACGCCACTGACCTCCAAAACCCGCCGCAAAACCATATTCGTCACAGAAGACTCAGACCAGATCACCCGCACGCTGTTTGCCTATTCCAAGCACTTCAACATCAAGCCCCAAGAATTGCTCAACTGGTTTGTGGTGATCGATGCCAAGCGCTCGGATGTCAAGGATCTGCTCACGCTGGCCCACAATGTCATGCGCCACACCGTAGACAACATCCGGCCACATCTGGTGCTGGACACGGCCAACAGCACCATGAACATTGACAATGAGAACGACAACTCCGAGGTCGGTGCATACCTGGCAGCCCTAAAGCAGACCATTTATGTCCAGCTTCACACGCCCATCTCCATCCTGACCCACACCAACAAGACCATCTCCCGCCAAGACTCAGACGCCATGGCCCGTGGCGCATCCGCCTTCACAGGTGATGCCACCCTGACTGGCATCCTGTTCATGGATGAGGACAACACCCGCTACCTGAAACTCACAAAAACCCGCTACGAGCCAGATTTCAGGGAAATCAGGTTTGAGTCCCAGCTATTCCCGGAAATCGTGATCGACCAACATGGCGAACCACAGACCATGCTGTGCCGCATTGCCATCCCAATGGCGTCCAGCGAGGATGACCGCAAGCAACTCATGGCCACCAAGCAAGAAGACAAGCGCCAGCAGCAGATCACTGATGCCGCCGATGCCGCCTGCAACTTCATCCAGACCCTGATCAACCAGCACCGCAACGTCATCATGCGTAAAGGGCCAGGTCGCCCAGCCGTGCCAAAAGAACTCCAAGACGCCTACCAGTTGGAGTGGGCGGAGGTCTACCAAACGGTGCCACAGGCCGACCAGTCCTATGCCAGAAAGGCTGTTGGGGCTGCCATATTCCAGCGGTTTGGCATTGCACCAAGTGCCAGTGGCTGGGTGCAGTTGGTCTAATCCGGTAATCCGGTAGTAATGCGGTAGTAATGCGGTATACCGGATTAGACAATGGCTGGGTCTGGGGATTAAGTGGGGGCTATTTGCCCCACTTATCCACAGGCCAGTCTCGGACAAATGCATGGTTCTGGGGCTAATCCGGTAAGGCGGTAAATTCCTTTGGGGTCTACCGGATTAGGAATACTCATAAGGTATACAGATTTTTGAGGGGTAAATTGATGATGATTTCAGAGTTATCCACAGGTTATCCACAGGCTGCAAACTGGGTCGAAGATGACCGCGTTTTGTGCCAAAACTGCGCTAATGCGGTAAACGTGGATTGCAGGCAGTCCATGCCAGCCGAGCAGATGGAAAAACACCGCAAGGTCAATGCGGTGCCGCTGCAATGGATGTTCAGCAACGCCAAGGTCAGAAACGGATGGGCGACAGTGACATGGAAAGAATGGCAGTGCCAAGCAACTGGCATGGCCACGCAGCCCATGGATGTGCCGCACCGCTGCCATTTGTATTTGAAGGCAACAGCCAAGCCGTCGTCGGTAGAAGCCGATGCATGGTGGCAAGACTGAGAAAGAGCATCGAACACACTGAACAGGTCAAGCTGGTGCAGCGGGTTCGTGCGTTCTATCCAGACACCATCATTGCGTCGATACCGAATGGAGGCGATAGAACGGCCTCAGAGCGCGTTAGGCTGCATTCTGAGGGGGTACTGGCTGGAATGCCTGATCTGTGCGTTCTGGA